GCACGCTAATGGCAGACGTCACCTACACCCGCCCGGAGTACGACGCGGCACAGTCCCGTTGGCGGCTGGTGCGCGACGTTTGCAAGGGCTCCGAGACGATCAAGGCTCGCGGCGATGTGTACCTGCCGAAGCCCAACCAGCACGACACAAGCCCGGAGAACATCGAACGGTACAAGGCGTACAAGCAACGTGCGGTGTTCTACAACGCGACTGGACGTACCAAGCACAGCCTGGTGGGGGCAGTGTTCCGCACCTGGCCCACGCTGACGGTTCCGGGCGCGTTGGAGTATGTGGCTAAGGATGTCGACGGGCAGGGCGTGAGCGTTTACCAGCAGTCGCAATCGGTCATCGGGCACCTGCTCGAAGTCGGCCGGCACGGGCTGCTGGTGGACTATGCCTCGGTCAAAGCTGGGTCGGTCAGCAAGGCTGACGAACAGGCCGGTCGCGCCCGTGCGAGTGTTGCGAGCTATCCGGCTGAGTCGATCAGGAACTGGAAGACCCGCAAGGTCGGTGGTCAGCATCTGCTGAGCCTGGTGGTGCTACAGGAGTCGGTGGACGTTGATACTGATGACGGCTTTGGTAGCGAAAAGGTCGTGCAATACCGCGTTCTGCGACTGGATCCTGCCGGCGTGTATACCCAAGAGGTGTGGCAGGAGAGCTCAAGCGAAACGGCGATGGTTATCCCGCCCTTCACGCCGCTGAACGGGCTGGGGCAGCCTTGGCGCGTGATCCCGTTCCAGTTCCTCGGCAGCGAGAACAACGACACCAGCATCGACGACTCACCGTTGTATGACATGGCTGTGCTGAACGTCGGCCATTACTGTAACAGTGCGGACTACGAGGATTCGGTCTGGTTTTCTGGTCAGCCTCAGTTCTGGATCTCTGGACTCGACGAGGCATGGCGCGACCACCTTGAAGCCAACGGCATTTATGTCGGCTCCAGGGCGCCGCTGACGCTTCCTGCCAACGGGTCGTGCGGCTTTGCCCAGCCGGAACCGAACACGCTGGTGAAAGAGGCCATGGACGCCAAGAAGGAAGACATGGTGTCCCTCGGCGCCCGGCTGATCGAGCGTGGTAGCGCGGTGAAGACCGCAACCCAGGCTGACAACGACAGCGCCGCCGAACACAGCGTTCTCTCCTTGGTGGTGAGCAACGTCAGCGAGGCGTATAGCCAGTGCCTGGCTTGGATGGCCGAATTCGTGAACGCCACCGGTGAAGCGGTCTACAAACTCAACCAAGACTTCAGCCAAATCACTTTGGACCCAACGGTTCTGGTTGCGCTGTTCAACGCAGTGCAGGGCGGCAAGCTGCCGGCGGGTGACTTCTGGCAGTACCTGCGTGACCGTGGGGTGATTGACCCGGAGAAGACCGACGACCAGATCCGCGACGAACTCGAAACGGAGACCCCTGGCCCAGGCCTAGAAGATGACGACGAGGCGAACCTGAATGGCGGCAAACCAAGCAATCCTTGACGCCACCATCCGGCACGCTGTGTTCCTGGAGCAGTTGAAGTCGGGCGAGGTGGCCAAGTTCGCGCCTTTCCTCAAGGAGATTGACCGCTCGATCCGTGAGCGGCTGACCCGAGCTGACCTGACGGACTATACCGTCGCCCGCTTGGAGCGGCTGCTGAGCGAGGTTGATAGCCTGCTGCTGGGCATCTTCGACCGGTATAGCGAGAAGCTGAACCTCGATCTGGTGGACATCGCCAACTACGAGGCCGAGTTTGAGGCGACCAGTTTGACCAGAGCGGCTCCGGTGGGCGTCACCTTCGACGCGTCGGTGCCAGGTGCTGCGGCAATCAGGGCGGCAATCCTCACCAATCCGCTCAGTGTGCGCGGCGCGGACGGAGGGAAGCTGCTCAAGTCGTTCATTGATGGATTCACCGTCACAGAGCGGCAACGCCTCACAGGCGCGATCAGGCAGGGCTTCTTCGAAGGACAGACGAACTTCCAGATCATCAAGAACATCCGGGGCACCAAGGCCCTCCAGTACAACGACGGCATCCTGGCAACGACGAACCGCAACGCCGGCGCCATCGTACGGACGGCAGTGCAGCACGTCGCCACCCAGGCGCGAATGGAGACGCTGAAGGAGAACGCCGATGTCGTGCAGTCGGTGGAGTGGGTCAGCACCCTGGATTCAAAGACCACCAGCCAGTGCCGGACGCTGGATAAGCACCGGTTCAAGCTGACTGAGGGGCCTAGGCCACCGATCCACATCAACTGTCGCTCGACAGTGGTTGCGGTGACTCGCTTCAGCGCCTTGTTCGCCAAGGACGCTACGCGGGCTTCCATCGGTGACGGCGGTGCCCAGCAGGTGAGGGCAGACCTCAGCTACTACAATTGGCTCCAGCAGCAGCCGGCAGCGTTTCAGGACAAGGCGATCGGCCCGGTCCGCGCGAAGTTGTTCCGCGAAGGTGGCCTGAGCATCGAACGATTCTCCGAGCTGCAGCTTGATCGCAACTTTTCACCTCTGACCCTTGTGCAGATGAAGGCTCTTGAGCCTCTGGCGTTCGAGCGGGCAGGCATCAAATAGCAGGCAGGGCCTGCACTAACGTCTCTGGGAGACAAGCAAATGGGTTTGAAATATCAGCTGGACACTCTTGACGGTCTCGATGACTCCGTTAAATCGCTCTACACCGAGAAGGAAGGCAAGTTTGTCCTCGGTATTGAAGGCCTGCCGCAACCAGAAGACGTATCAGGCCTGAAGTCGAAGGTGGAAGAACTACTCGGCGAGAAGAAAGCCGCCGAGAAGGCGCGAAAGGACGCCGAAGACCAAGCCCGGCTTGAGCGTGAAGAAGCTGCTCGCAAGTCTGGCAACGTCGAAGAGCTCGAAAAGTCCTGGTCTGAAAAGTACAACCGCCGCGAAGCTGAGCTGAACGGCATGCTGGAACAGGAGCGTGGAACGCTGAGCACTCAGATCCGGGATCTGACCGTCGGCCGTACCGCTACTGACATCGCGTCTGCCCTGGCAATCCCAGGCAGCGCCAAAGCCCTGTTGCCGCACATCGAGCGCCGTCTGAGCGTCGAGCAGCGCGACGGGAAGCCTGTTGTGGTCGTCCTCGACCAGCAGGGCAAGCTCTCGGCGGCGACGCTGGATGAGCTGAAAGCAGAATTCGCAAACGACACGGCCTTCGCGCCGTTGATCGCGGGTAGCAAGGCATCTGGCGGCGGGGCTGCTGGTGCTGGAGGTGGCGGCGGGGCCGCAAAAGGAAAAATCGGCGGCACCAAAGAGGAACGGACGGCTGCTATCGCAAGCCGGTTCCCAGATCTCCCACAATCGTAAGGAAATAACTCATGTCCCTGTCGCAAATGCAGGTTTTCAACGAATACATCATGCCGGCGACTCTTGAGACGCTGGATCAGTATCTCGCCGCTTTCAACGCTGCCAGCCGCGGCGCAATCGTGCTGTCTCCGGACGGCTTCACCGGTGACTTCCTTCAGGAGTCGTTCTTCCAGACTCTGGCCGCTGCCCAGCGCCGTGTGGATCGTTACAGCGCAAACGCTGCTGTCGCTGCAACCGACCTGACTGAGCTGAAGAACACTTCGGTGAAGGTAGCCGGCGGTTTCGGCCCGATCCGCTACGAGCCGTCGCAGATGACATGGCTGGAGCGCCCAACCGCGCAAGGTATCGAAGTCGCCAGCCGCGCGTTCGCTGAAATCCTGCTGAAGGACCAGCTGAACACCGCGATCGCCGCCTTGGTTGCTGCAATCACCGCCCAGGCCGCCGCGGTCAACGATGTGTCGGCTACCGCTGGCATCACCTACGCTGGCCTGAACAACGCTCACGCGAAGTTCGGCGATGCGAGCCAGAACCTGGTAACCCAGGTGATGCAGGGCACCAGCTACCACAAGTTGGTCGGCCAGAACCTGGCAAACCAGAACCAGCTGTTCCAGGCTGGTAACGTCCGCGTGATCGACATTCTGGGCAAGATCTCCGTTGTGACGGATGCCCCTGCGCTGATGCAGGCCGGCACCCCGAACAAGGAAATCATCCTGTCCCTGGTGCAAGGCGCTGCGCTGGTACACGACGGCCGCGACATCATCAGCAACGTCC